GATCAGCGTTTGAAGATCCTCACCACAAGGAAAGCAAGTGGCATTACGTTACCTTGGAATTCATAACCCGTGAAGATATTCTGCAGCGATATGTAAACACCGAAGGCGCAAGCCGTGAAAAAGAGTACACCGAAATGACACCAGCAGAGAAAGCCGCCAAATACATTGACTAAAAACTAAAAACATGGAAAGACCAAAAGGAGCAACATTACTAAGAACTTTATCAGGTAAATCCCCTATGAGGTTTGGAAAATACTACGATTCAACAGTCAATCAGATCATAGGGAGTGGTTTAGATGGTGTAAGTTATCTTGTTTGGGTATACTTCAAATGCGATATGATTTCATTTACTAATGAAGTGCTAAACGATCTGATGATAACGGATGAACTTCGAATAGATAAGCCTTCTAAAAGCCCTATTGGTATAACAAAATGGAAGGATAAACTAACTGATGAGCAGCGATTGAAACTTTGGCACGGGAGAAATAGACAAAGGTCATTCAACGAGAGGAATAACAATCGAATAGATAGGAACATAAACACTTCGGAAACGTTCAGGGCTAAAAATCACGGCAACAAAAAAAGATAATGGACCACAAGAAATTCAAAATATACGACAACAACCAGACGGTGCAAAGCGATTTATTGAAGCATCGAAAGGATGGGGGTATACCGGGAGTATATTGCGGTTTTGATACTCTTGATCCGTACTATACAATGAAGCTGGGCGAGACAACCGACTGGACCGGACACCCAACCAGCGGAAAGACTCAAATGCTTTTAGAGGTTCTCTTAAACACCGCTGAGTTGTACGGATGGAAGTGGTGCTTGTACATGCCTGACGTAGGGACACCAGTAGAACTACTGAGCGACCTGCTACACAAGAAGACAGGCAAAACATTTGATAAGAAATATGAGAATGTCATAAGTGATAACGACATTTATCAGGAATGCCCATGGCTTTTGGAGCATTTTAAAGTACTCGAACCGCTTAAAGGGTATAAACCCACCCCAAAAGATTTTTATGAGCTTACGTGTGATTTAAACGTACAAGGCGGCTCTGTTGATAGCTGGAAAGACCTTAAACATAATTACACTGGACCGATAAACGAGTACCTTGCAGATATGCTAACGATGCGAAACAGCATGATGGCAAGCGCGAACAAGCACATGCACCAGGTAATGCACCCGAAAGGACAAAGCAGGGACAAGAATGGCAAGTTCCCACCCCCAACAGCGTACGATATTAGCGGCGGGGCTGCTCCTTACGATTCAGGACGCGCAATGATTGGAGTAAACAGAGAGAGCACAGAAACAACGGTAGCAGATATTTACATTCTTAAAGCGAAACCAAGGATTATAGGGCAAAAGGGATGCGTTCCTTTGATGTTCGACGTAACTAAATCACGATACTATGAATACGACAAGCACGGAAAAAAACGATACGCAGGCCCGAAAACCGAGCAGGCAGGAGATCAAGGAGCTACGCAACAAGGTATTGGCTGGGGCGGCAACGATTACCGTGCCCCCTATAAAGACTCCCACGACGACGATCCATTTTGATCTATTAGAAAAGGTTATGCAGTTTAGTTCTGTTAATCTGGTAATCACACAGATGAAGGAAAGCCTACGAATATGGCAAGAGCGAAACCCAGACAAGCAAGCACCTGATAAACACCTGATGATTCAGAGGCTTGAAGAATTTGTATTATGGACTAACGAACTACACCAGAAAGCAGAGGCAACAGATCGAGCGTTTTTCAAGTGTGGAAAGATAGCACAAACCCAGTACGGCGAAATAGCCCAACTGAAACAACGCATTGAATCTATGCAGGATTTTGTAGATTCAATATAAATTTTTACTTTAGCAAACAGATAGCAAAAAGGTGTGCAGACCTAAACTAAATATTATACCCATTGGGGAAGGCACTGCACTGCTGACCTCAGTGGGTTTTTTTATTATGGACTATAACGAATTTTTACAAAGCAAGCGCCATTCGATTGGGGACTTTGGTTTTGATGCCAATTTCATTCCACACATGGCTTTCGATTTTCAAAAACACATAATCGAGAAGGCTGTTCGAAAGGGTCGTATGGCGGTGTTTGCTGACACTGGATTAGGAAAAACGCTGATTCAAATTTCAATCGCGCAGAACATCGTTAACCACACTAACAAAAAGGTGTTGATACTTACACCTTTAGCGGTTGCTTTCCAGTTTATTTTAGAGGCCGAAAAGATAGGTATTGATGATATTGAATATTCGAAAGATGGTAAGCATACCCAAAAAATTGTTGTTTGTAACTACGAGCGTTTACAGTACTTCGATAGTAATGATTTCGAGGGGGTTATACTTGATGAGAGTTCAATCCTTAAGAACTTCGATGGGAAAATCAAAAAACAGGTAACAACGTTTGTTAAGAAAGTGCGGTATCGTTTTCTTTCAACAGCCACACCATCGCCAAACGACTTTATTGAACTAGGGACAAGTTCAGAGGCTCTAGGGTACATGGGATATATGGACATGCTTAGTAAGTTTTTCAAGAACAATCAAAGCAGCATTAAAAAGCAGAACCGCAACATCGGCGAAAAGTTCTACCTAAAGCCACACGCAGAAGAAAATTTCTTTGCATGGGTTAATCAGTGGTCGATTATGGTTAAGATGCCTAGCGACCTTGGATATAGTGACGAGCGGTATATATTGCCTGAGTTGAATGTAAAAAAGCATGTGGTTGAAAACACTTCTTTAATTGGCTTGGAAAATCAAGTTGAGATGTTTGTCAAAGAGGCTAAGACATTTCACGAAATACGCCACGAACAAAAGCAAACCATAAAGGAACGGTGCGAGAAATCGGTTGAGCTGGCTTCTGGAAAAACATCCGTCTATTGGTGCAACCTGAACGACGAAAGCAAACTGTTAAAGGAGTTGGATTCAGATGCGGTTGAGATCATTGGTAGTCAGTCGATAGACAAGAAAGAGGAAATACTAATGGCGTTTGCTGCTGGTGACATTAAGCGAATTATTACTAAGGCAAAAATGACTGGGCAGGGATTAAACTGGCAACACTGCAATCACTCTGTTTTCTTCCCCACGTATTCATATGAACAGTACTACCAAGCAATTAGACGATTTTGGCGATTTGGTCAAGAAAAGGATGTTACTATTGATTTGGTGACCTCTACGGGACAGACAAGAGTATTAGAAGCCTTGCAGCAAAAGACCGACAAAGCTATTCAGTTGTACGAGAATCTTGTGAGAAATGTAAACAGCGAATTCTCAAACACCATTAAACAATACGAAACCGAAGTAATCAAACCAACATTTATCTAAGACATGGAAAACAAAGTAAAAGACCAGATTGTAACCGACCAGTATGCAATTTACAACTCGGATTGCATGTACGTAACGCCAACGCTTGAAGATGAAAGCATTGATTTATCAATCTACTCGCCGCCATTTGCCGGATTGTACAATTATTCAAGCTCAGAAAACGACTTTAGCAACTGTGACAGCAAAGAGCAATTTTTGGAACAGTACGAGTACTTAGTAAAGGAAATTGCAAGAGTAACAAAGGCGGGTCGCATTACCGCTGTTCACTGCACAGACGTATTTGACAATACGTGTAGGTTGTGGGATTTTCCCAACGAGATAATTAGGATTCATACTAAGTATGGATTTGAGTACCGTAACCGTATAACTGTATGGAAAGAACCTCTTAAAGTGCGTATGCGTACGATGGTTCAGAGTTTAATGCACAAGTTTATTGTTGAGGACTCTACGCGGTGTTTTACGGCTATGCCTGACTACGTACTAGTGTTCACCAAGAAAGGAGAGAACAAAGTTCCCGTAACACACCCTAGCGGCCTTAAACGGTACTTTGGTGAAATCCCAGTTTTACCCAACATTCTAAGAGCATGGAATAACGCCAACAAGTCTGATTTAAACGAGGCGCAATTATGGGAGCATTTGAACCGCGAATTCAAGCACCACGAAGACCCGAAAACAAACAAGCTTAGCCACTACATTTGGCAGCGTTACGCGTCTGCTGTATGGGATGACATTCGCATTGACAATGTTTTACCTTTCAGAGACTCACGTGAAGAGGACGACGAGAAGCACGTACACCCTTTGCAGTTGGACGTCATTGATCGATTGGTTGAAATGTACTCAAACGAAGGCGAGGTAGTATTCACTCCGTTCATGGGTGTTGGATCAGAGGTTTACAGCCCTGTGTCGTTGGGTAGAAAGGCTATTGGTATTGAGCTAAAGGATAGCTATTTTAAGCAGGCTAAAATTAACTTAGACTTAGCGGATAATAGATTTGCTGAAGAATCAAAACAAACAAGCATACTAGACGCGGTATGAAAAAACAAGATAGCTATTAATTATAAACGAGAAGATTAACCCAAGCCAATCGGGAAGTATTGGTATTACTTAATTAAAACCGATTTCTGACTTAATAAGATGGGGGCGGATCGTAGGAACTCCGCTCCCTTTTAACTCAACTAACAATAGACTAATGGCCAAGCGTTGCAAATCCTGTGGTGAAAAGTTCAAGCCCCGTTTCAAGACAACAGAGCGATACTGCTGGGATCCCGATTGCAAAACAATTGAGGCAATGGAACAC